TTTTCACTGTTTCCATAAAATGGTCGTCCGCTGCATCATTTGTAGTTTGAGAGATCTGCTCAGCCGTTGCGACTTTAGGACCACCCGAAAGAACTAAATCTAATTTAGCTTTAAGTTCTTCATAAGTTTTGAATTCACCGGGTCCAACTTTCTCTTGTAAAGAATGTTGTTTCGCCCAGACTTCTTCAATTTTCTCATCACTACTATCAATAGGTGAGGCTTTATCAAATTCACTCTTATCATAATTACGATAGCCTTCTACCTGTCGAATCTTTAATTTGAAGTTCGCTCCTTCCCAGAAATCAAAAGGATTTACTGGATTTTCGTCTTCAAATTGTGGTTGCATAACATCTTTAATCTTGTCAAAGATTTTCTTGCCAAACTTGTAGTAATATACATTACCTACTGTGTCCGGATTGGATTTGTCTTCAACGACTAGAATGTTAGCATAGTAACTAAGGCGCCTCTTCTGCTTACGAGCAATATCCTTATTAGCTTCAACACCAGAGTTCCAAAGTTCTGAATTTAATTCAGAAGCGGGGTCTTGCTTGTTCAAAGTTGTAAGTGAATTTTCGATATACCATTTCCCGGTTGGTCCTTGGAATCCATGATTCCACATTCTAACCCAGGGCATATCTTCGCCTTGAGGTGCAGGCAAGAATCTAATAACGGCGTAACCGTTACCTGCCTTGTCTACTGTTGGTTTCCATTCCCGCTCATCTTTGTTTTTAAAAGATTGGGGGTTTGAGATTTTCTCGACTTCCTTCATTAAGTTGTCGAAGTTGCCTCTTTGTTTTCTGAGGTCTGAAAGTGTATTAAACGACATAGTATTTGTCTCCTGTGTTTGCGTTGTATTACGTTATATTTTTTGTATTAGAACTATTTCTAGTCCTAGCAATTATATTTATAAGAGTTTGATGTTTATCTAGTAGTGTATTGGTATTATTCGTTACGAACGGACTATACTTTCTAACCAATAAACATGTATCTTTTAATATTAAATCATCTTTAAAATCATCAATAAAATCTAATCCCTTATTCAATATGACAACAGTTTCAAGTGCTATATATTTTCCTAATAGCATTTTTAAAATAAGAGGATGTTGCTCATCAACTGTTGCATCCTCCACATTATCTAATTCCATTCTTGATTGAATGGAAAGTAAGTCTTGTTCAAATGTGTAAGATAATCTTTCTTTATTAGCTTTCCACCTTTTATGTGTTTCCATTGCTTCAACGTCAAACATGCCTCCCCAACGATCTCCTGATACAAAATTGGCAACAAGGATATCTATTATTTCTTGTCTTCTAAAGTCCCTTGCTAACTTACGAAGAACAGGCAAGTCTTTACGTTTTAAAAATGTTTCTCTTTTTCCTTTAGCTGCGTATTTGTACTTAGTTACGTCGTAGGACTCTGTTGTAAAATGTAATTTAAGAGCTAAATAAATTTTATAAACGTCAAACGGGTCCACTATATTCCTGCCAATAATAAACATACTTAGGCCATACTATTTTTGTATCTAATTCTTTGACACATTTATAACCCACACTTCCTAATACTTCTTTAACTGTTCCTGCTGATAGTTTGTGCCAATATTTAATAGGGTTATTCATAGTTGTTGATCTACCTAAAACTTTATTCTCATATTCATATGGTGCTACTCCATCTTCATCAACGGCTATATTTGATATAATAATTTTTTTAGGTTTAGAATAATTAACTATCATTTCTAATAACTGTAATGGAGCTAGTAAATGATATAACAAACCACAACATACGACAACATCATATGGCCTCTCTTGATTATAAAATTCTTCGTATGTTTTATTATAGAGCTCCATTCCACAAGACGGTATAAACTCTTTTTTGAGTTTGTTTGAAGAGTATTCATCTGGTTCAACCATATCCAAAATCTTAGGATCTTGTCTTAGGATTAATTTTGTATGATACCCTACTGCAGGCCCTAACTCTAAAACACTATCTTCTTTTGCTATAGAAGAAAGGAATTCTTTATAAGACCATTCTAAATAATAGTCCCACCTCTCTTTTTCGCTCTTCATATAGGCAGGCTACTCTTTCTCTTTTCTTTAAGTAAATTAAGATCTAACGCTTCTTCTTTTATCTTTGCTTTGATAGAAGCTGTTAAGAACTTACTGATGCTTTCAATTTCAATGTTTCTCTTCTCACAATAATCACAAACCATATCCATGCACGGCGAGTTGGAATTAAAAGCCAGCTTTTCGATATGTTGAGAAAACTCTGTAGAAGTATGAAACTCTTTTGTAACAAGAAAGACATCACTAACTTTTTCTTCAGTCATTTTTATCGTGTTGTCTACTACTACTCTTGGTGTCATTACGTTTATTCTCCTTCACCCATTCTTTAATATAATCGTGGACATCATTAGGGCATTCTATATAAGGTGTTATGCAACAGGTGTGCATTGCTTCTCCCTTTCTATCAAATGTATGTACCACAGGATGATCAAAACTCTCTGCTATAGATGAGATTGTTTTGGGATCGCCCTTTCCTAAGTGTGCTGTGGGTGGAACTTCTGGATCAGCCATAAGCTGTAACATTCCTTGCACAACATCATGAACATGGGTGAAATCTCTTTCCTTTTTCCCTGTTCCATAAATTGTCAACGCTTCACCTTCTAAGTAGTCTAATTTAAATTTCCTAACGACTGTACTATATTCTCCATAGTCAGCCTCGCCAGGCCCATATACATTATAAAAATACATCAAAACATAATCTAAAGAATATAATCTCCTATACAAATATAATAGCTGTTCACACATTATTTTGCTAAATGTATAAGGATTTTCTTGTGCTTCATGATATTGCGTACTCGAAGAAGTAGCAAAAAACAATTTACAATTAAATACTCTTGCCCAATCTGCTACTGCTGTGGTTGTAGCAATATTATTGGTTATTGTTTCCGATGGATATTCTAAAGAACGCCTTACCCGTGGACTATTTGCTAAATGAAATATACAAGCAGGCGGTTCTATCGTTGCGTGATGTGGATTAAAGGTTGCTACTTCTTGTTTATGATACTCGACGTTGTCGTGTTTAAAATAAACCTGTCCTTGTCTGTTGTCGTCAATGACTGTAACAAAAAATCCTTGTTCAAGTAAGTTTGCTACAAGATGTGATCCAATAAATCCGCAACCACCTGTAACTATAATATTAGGCATATCCGTTAACATAGTGTTATTATAGTTTCTTTAGAACTATTAATCAAGAGGTTTATAGAAGATATGGTTGTCTATGCTAACTGTTTGAACATAGTGTGATGCCCACTTAGGGTTAACCTTTTTACTGTGATACCACAAAGCACCGTCAGTTACATCTGTTGCGTTCCAACCTAACATTACAGATGCTAACAATACAATATCATCCCAACATTCTTCTGTGGGTTCATCTGATTTACCATCACAATACCAACTGAACTGACACGAATGAAGATCTATTCTACCGCTAGGATAGTATTTAGTCTGCTTAACAACACCACAAACCGTGTCAGGAAAATTAGTGTGTTCTACTCTATTGAGTGTTACTAGAGCAACTGCAATTCTTCCAGCAGTTGATTCACTTCTAGCTTCAAAATATATATTCTCTGCCAAACATAAGATGTCTTCAGTAGATTCTGCTTTAACAGAACCCGTGAAAAATCCTAGTAACATTCCAAAAAATAATATTGGTAACAATGGCCATTTACTCATAGTCTTTGCCTCCTTTATTAACTGTTATTTATATTATATATTATAGACTAATCTGAGGCAACAATCAAGCCCTAATAGTACCAAAAACTCTGTGTGTATAAATACATTGGTGTTATAAGACACTAAAACAGGAAACTTTAGGAGGTTTTTCATGACCACGGCAGCTATGGGTACAGTTGCGAAGCGCATGAAAGCCAAAATTGACAGACTAAGTGAAGATCCTAGATATCCGGAAAGAGGATATCGGAAAATCAGCGATGCGGTTCAGCTAGTAACTTACATGATAGCTCCGG